TGGGAATAATAAACGATATTTGTAGTTGTGCAAATGACTATGCATTAACAAACTTATGGAACTAGAATGTTATGGATGTTATTTGTAATACTACACGGAACGGATATACAAGAAAATGTCTACTTCAATGATTTGGATACGTGCCTTGAATATGCAGGGAAAATGCGAGAGCAAGACTTACATCAAAGACAGGCAGGAGATAAAATCTTTCTCAAGGTTTATTGCATACCTAAAGAAAGCGAGTAAAAGATGTGGATTCCAGTAATAACAATATTATGGGCATTGGGTGACAGTGCTACATGGGTAAATTTTCCGATGGTAAATTTTCCTTTTTCGTCAAGTGAGACTTGTTACGGATATATAGATAATGCAAGGGCTAAGATAACACAAGACCCTCAATACTTAAATGGCTACAGTACATGTGTTTTTATAGGTAGTCCTACAGGAACTAATGGAGAACCAACATGATTGATTGGGATAAAATTAAATTTGAAGTATGGAACAAAAGATTTGGTGAAGGAACTAATTTTGATTTAGACTATGGTAAACTACTTATCATAGGTTTATTAGTCTATCACATATTTTTTCAAGGTTAATTATGGCACGTAAACCTGACAATATGCCTAAGCGAAATAAAAGAAACTTTCGACCTACGAAAGCAGGTGCAGGCATGACTGAGGCAGGAGTACGTGCATATAGACGAAAGAATCCTGGCAGTAAGTTACAGACTGCTGTTACAGAAAAGAAACCAACAGGGAAAAGAGCAGCTAGAAGAAAATCATTTTGTGCAAGAAGTGCAGGGCAAATGAAAAAGTTTCCTAAAGCTGCTAAAGACCCTAATAGTAGATTAAGACAAGCAAGGAGAAGATGGAGATGTTAGGAACTTTAATTTCACCTATAGCCTCTCTTGCAGGCACATGGCTACAAGGTAGAGTTGATAAAGCTAAAGCTGAGACAGATGTAAAAGTTGCTCGTGCTAAAGCTGAAGCTAAAGTGTATGAAACAGAAGCTACATCATCTATGCTTATGGAACAGAACCTTACAGCACAAATGGCAGGTTCTTGGAAAGATGAATTTTGGACAATTATATTTGGTGGTATTCTAGTTGGATGTTTTCTGCCTTGGACACAACCTTACGTTAAAGAAGGGTTTGATTTCTTAAATGCAAACACACCTTCTTGGTTTGCTAATTGTTTATACATTAGCATAGGAGCATCTTTTGGTTACAGGTTTGGTAAACAAGGACTACAGATAATGAACAACAGAAAGCAGTAATATGGCATGTGCGTGTGGAAAAGAAGACTGCAAATGCAGTTCAAATGATTTAATTCCTGATAAAATGGCATATCAGGTAAACAAAAGGAGGATGGCATGGGTTTTAATTATTCTTATGGGTATTACCACTATCCTGACTTTGGCATTCCCAAACAGACTCGCAGAGGCAGAAAGCATACTTATGACACAGTATATTTCAATGTGTGGACTGGTTGGAGCATACTTCGGTTTTAGTGCTTTAGGTAGCAAAAAGTGATTGAAGCAAATGGTTGGGATAACCACGAAGATACATTTGAAGAAACAATAAGAAGGGAACTTCTAGCTGCACAGCAAACTATATATGTTTTAAAAGAAGATAATAAAGAATTAACAAAAGCATATTATATACTACTAAAGGAAAACGAGAGGTTAAAAAAATTAAATTGATATATTTTACAGATAGATTAAGAGAGGAATTAAAAATAGATGAAGGATGTAAATACGAAGTATATTTGGACCACCTTGGACTACCTACGTTTGGCATCGGACATCTCATTACTAAAGACGACCCTGAATACCAAATGGGGATGGGGACACCTATTGATGAAATACGAGTTAACGAAGTCTTTGAACAAGACATAAATGTTACAATAGGAGAGTGTAGAAGATTATTTGATGATTGGGATAAACTACCTGAAGAAGTACAACTAATTACAGCCAACATGATGTTTAACATGGGTAGACCCAGACTATCTAAATTTAAAAAAATGATACAAGCTATTAGAGATGGCGATTGGAATGAAGCAGGAAATCAAATGCAGGATTCAAGATGGTACAAACAGGTAACAAATCGAGCAGACAGACTTATATCTCGAATGAAAGCAGTAGGCTTGAGTTAATAAAACAAAGGCAAAGAAAAAAACATATTAAAAATTTAATAGAGTTTTTTAAACCTAGAGAAAGAAAGTTTATAAAACATGGCTAGAAAACTTACAGAAAGACAACAAAAGTTCCTTGATGCATTATTTGCAGAAGCAGAGGGTAATATTAGAGATGCTAAAGTTATTGCAGGATATTCTCCAAATACAAACAACCAAGAAATAATACAGTCTTTAAAAGAAGAAATACTAGAAGCTACACAAATATATATGGCAAGTAACGCTCCTAAAGCTGCAATGGCTATGGTTGGTGGATTATACGACCCAACAGAACTAGGTATTAAAGATAAAATGGCTGCTGCAAAAGAACTATTAGATAGAACTGGATTAATTAAAACTGAAAAGGTACAAGTAGAATCTTCAGGAGGTGTTATGTTAATGCCTGCTAAACAGGTAGTAAAAGAAGAAGATGAGTAGAAGTTTAGGTAAATGGAAATTACCTCAACCTGCAGATATTAAAGAAGATAATGAATGGGTATCAATACCTCGTATAGCTAGAACAATACCATTTGGCTATAGACAAGATAGTGAAGACCCTGATATTTTAAGACCTGTACCAAAAGAATTAGATTTATTAGAAAAAGCAAGAAAGCATATAAATCAATATTCCTATAGAGAAGTAGCTAATTGGCTAACAGCTAATACAGGTAGAAATATTTCTCATATAGGTTTAAGAAAAAGATTAATGAATGAACGACGACGTAAGGACAAAGCTAAAAGCATCCGTCAGTGGGCAGAATATGCGGAAAAGGCAATCGCCAAAGCGCATCAAATCGAAACCGAAAGAACAGGTGCAAATAAAAGAACAGTCGCTACAGAATCATAATACACTAGAGTCAATACAAGAAGAAGAAACTAATGTATTATTTAAACCAAATGAAGGACCTCAAACTGATTTCTTAGCAGCTTCTGAAAGAGAAGTGTTATATGGTGGTTCTGCAGGAGGTGGTAAAAGTTATGCTATGTTAGCAGACCCTTTAAGATATATGGGTCATCCACAATTTAGTGGGTTGTTACTTAGACATACAACAGAAGAACTTAGAGAACTTATATTTAAATCTCAAGAGTTATATCCACAAATTTGGAAAGGTATCAAATGGTACGAAAGAAAAATGCAGTGGGTAGCACCGTCAGGTGCAAGACTATGGATGTCGTATCTTGATAGAGATGAAGACGTTATGCGTTATCAAGGTTTGGCATTTAGTTGGATAGGCTTTGATGAATTAACACAATGGGCTAGTCCTTTTGCTTGGAACTATATGCGTTCTAGATTACGTTCTACAGCAAATGACTTACCAATATTTATGAGAGCTACTACCAACCCAGGGGGTGTAGGTCATCATTGGGTTAAAAAAATGTTTATTGACCCTGCTCCATATGGAAAGGCATTTAGTGCAACAGATATTGAAACAGGAGAAGTCCTTAAATACCCATCAGGACATTCTAAAGCAGGCAAATCTTTATTCAAACGGAGATTTATTCCTGCAAGATTATCTGATAATCCATACCTCTCACAAAGTGGAGACTATGAAGCAATGCTTCTCTCCTTACCTGAGCAACAAAGAAGGCAGTTACTCGAAGGTGATTGGGATATTAAAGAAGGTGCAGCATTTACTGAGTTTAACAGGGATATACACGTTATTGAGCCTTATAATATCCCTAATAATTGGGTTAAGTTCCGTGCTTGTGATTACGGTTATGGTAGTTACTCAGGAGTTCTTTGGTTTGCTGTATCGCCTGCTGAACAACTTGTGGTATATCGTGAACTCTATGTATCAAAAGTTCTTGCGACAGACTTAGCTGATATGGTATTAGAAGCTGAAGCAGGTGACGGTAATATTAAATATGGTGTATTAGATTCAAGTTTGTGGCATAAAAGAGGTGATACAGGACCTTCACTAGCAGAGCAGATGATTATAAGAGGATGTAGGTGGAGACCATCAGATAGAAGTAAAGGAAGTCGTGTATCAGGTAAGAATGAAGTACATAGACGTTTACAAGTAGATGAGTTTACAGAAGAACCTAGATTAGTATTTTTTAATACATGCACTAATATAGTATCACAACTACCATCAATACCTTTAGATAAGAAAAATCCTGAAGATGTTGATACTAAAGCAGAAGACCATCTATATGATGCATTAAGATATGGGATTATGTCAAGACCAAGATTTAGTATATTTGATTATGACCCACATAGAAAACCATCAAGTAGTATGCCTGTAGCAGATTCTACATTTGGTTATTAAGGAAAGTATATGGCTGAAGAACAAGAAATGGACATGAATGATAATGCAGTTGCATTAGAAGACAAAGAACTACCTGAGGATTTTGAAACTAAATCTGTAGTCGATTATGTAGTATCAAGATATAATAAATCAGATGACTATAGACAACAAGATGAAGATAGATGGTTAAGAGCTTATAGAAATTATAGAGGTATCTACGGACCTGACGTTCAATTTACAGAAGCTGAAAAATCTAGAGTATTTATTAAAGTAACTAAAACAAAAACATTAGCAGCTTACGGACAAATAGTAGATGTGTTATTTGGTGGTAATAAATTTCCGTTAAGTATAGAACCTACTGAATTACCTGATGGTGTTGTAGCTGATGTGCATTTTGACCCTAAAGCTCCTGAACAATTAAACGATGAACAAGATTTAGAAAGTCCATATGGATTTGCAGGAGACGGTAAAGAGTTACCTCCAGGTGCTACAGAAAAGTCTTTGAAAGATTCTTTAGGTCCATTATCTGAAAAGTTATCTAAAGTAGAAAATTTAAAAGAAGGTGTAGGCGAAACTCCAACATCTATAACTTTTAGTCCTGCTATGGTCGCAGCTAAAAAAATGCAAAAGAAAGTTCATGACCAATTAGAAGAATCAAATGCTTCCATGCATCTAAGAAGTGCAGCCTTTGAAATGTCTTTATTTGGAACAGGCATAATGAAAGGACCTTTTGCTGTAGATAAAGAATATCCTAATTGGGATGAAGGTGGAGAATATAATCCATTAATGAAAACTGTTCCTGAAGTTACGCAAGTATCTGTTTGGAATTTTTATCCTGACCCTGATGCATATAGTATAGAAGAAGCTCAGTATGTAATTGAGAGACATAAAATGTCTAGAAGTCAATTGCGAGGATTGAAAAAAAGACCTTACTTTAGAGATAGTGTAATTGATGAAGTTATTGAAATGGGAGAAAACTATGTTAAGAAGTCTTGGGAAGATGATTTAACAGATTATGCTCCTGAACATGGAATAGATAGATTTTCTGTATTAGAATATTGGGGCATGATAGACACTGAGCTATTAATAGAACAAGGTGTTGAGATACCTAATGATTTAAAAGATACAGATGAATTACAAGCTAACGTATGGATTTGTAACGGTAAACTATTAAGAATGGTACTTAATCCGTTTAAACCTGCTAAAATACCGTATATGGCAGTTCCATACGAACTTAATCCATACTCATTTTTTGGTGTAGGTATAGCTGAAAATATGGATGATACACAGACATTAATGAATGGATTTATGAGAATGGCTGTTGATAATGGTGTATTATCAGGTAATTTACTTATAGAAGTAGATGAAACTAATTTAGTGCCAGGTCAAGATTTATCTGTCTATCCAGGCAAAATATTTAGAAGACAAGGTGGCGCTCCAGGTCAAGCTATCTTTGGTACTAAGTATCCAAATGTATCTTCAGAAAATATGCAGTTGTTTGATAAGGCTAGACAATTAGCTGACGAGTCAACAGGATTACCTTCGTTTGCACATGGTCAAACAGGCATAACAGGTGTAGGTAGAACTGCATCAGGTATATCTATGCTAATGAATGCTGCAAGTGGTAATATAAAAACTGTTATTAAAAATATAGACCATTATCTTCTTAGACCTTTAGGAGAGGGTTTATTTAGATTTAATATGCAGTTTGATTATGATTCAAAAATAAAAGGTGATTTAGAAGTTAAAGCTAGAGGAACAGAAAGCCTTATGGCTAATGAAGTTCGTAGTCAAAGACTAATGCAGTTTATGCAGGTTGCAGGCAATCAAGCACTTGCTCCGTTTGCTAAGTTTCAATATATAATAAGAGAAATAGCTAAAGCCCTTGACTTAGACCCTGATAA